TATTGAAATGTTTCATTCCATTAGGAACATCAGTGATTATGAAGAAAGCATTAGTATTTTTACATGAAGCGTTACAATTAGCTAACAAAACAGATGTAAAAATTGTAGCTAACATTCATGACGAATGGCAGATAGAAGTTCCTGAACAAGATGCAGATTGGGTTGGTAAGATAGCCGTGAAATGTATCGAAGAAGCAGGAGAGTTTTTTAATATGAGATGCCCATTAACGGGTGAATATAAAATAGGAGATAGTTGGAATGAAACCCACTAAAAAAGATAGAAAGAAGTTTGATTTAGACTTACAGTATGGTACTGTTAGGGAAGAAAAGATAGCAGACATGCTCACTAATAAAAAAATAGAAGTTAAATCAGAAAGAGATATTTGGCAAAAGTCAGGTAACATTTGTGTTGAGTATGAATCATGGGGTAAGCCGTCAGGTATCAGGGCAACTGAATCTGATTATTGGTTTCATAATTTGTGTATAGGTAAAGACGAGTATTGTACTCTTGTGTTTAAGACAGATACACTTAGAAAGATAGTAGATAAACTAGATACGTTTAAGACTGTATCGGGTGGAGATAACAACGCAAGTCGTATGTTTCTAATAAACTTACAGAAACTATTTTCGACTGACGTTATTAAAGCTTTTAAAGAGATAAAAGATGACAAAAAAGAAAACAAAAAATCAGCCTAAGTTAGATACGTTAGTATCAGACATCTACAGTAAGATAGAATCTTTATCTAATGGTAAAGAACTAGAACTATCTGAAGAAGACTTAGAAACTTTTGGAAAAGATATGGCAGATGCATTACGTCATTGGTCTATTCCCCAAGAGCGTACTAAAGATAACTTACGTATGTCTAATATAGGCAAACCATTACGCAGACTTTGGTTTGATTCTAAAACTACAGAGCAAGAAAAAGAAATTCATCCTGCTCCCCTACAAATTAAATTTTTGTATGGACACTTACTTGAAGTATTGCTTTTATTCTTTGTTAGAATGGCAGGTCATACAGTTTCTTCGGAACAACAAGAAGTTTCGGTAGACGGAATTAAAGGACACATGGACTGTGTAATAGACGGAGAAGTTGTAGATGTTAAGACTGCATCAGGTTATGCCTTTAAGAAGTTTAAAGAAGGAACTCTTGGAGATGATGATGCCTTTGGATATCTAGGTCAGCTTTCAGGATATGAAAAAGCTAATAAAACTTCTCAAGGAGGTTTCTTAGTAATGAATAAAGAAACGGGTGAGCTTACTATGTTTGTACCCGATGACTTAGATAAACCAAATATAAACGAAAAAATAAAAGATGTTCGTAACTCTTTGGCTCTTGACACACCACCTGATTTTTGTTATAATCCAGTACCTGAAGGTACATCAGGCAACATGAAACTTGCTAGAGGATGTACTTGGTGTCCCCACAAAAAAGAATGCTACAAAGAAGCTAATGAAGGCAAGGGTCTTAGAGCTTTTGATTACGCAAAAGGAGTAGTATATCTTACAAATGTTTCTAAAGAACCTAACGTAAAAGAAATAAAGATATGAATGGAAGCAAATCAAAAAAGATAAGAAAGAAAGCAGATGAACTTATGTATGAGTGGTTACATTCTCTCGTCCCTGAAAAAGACAGAGAGTCTATAACAAAAGAAAATTATAAAGACTTCTTTCCTACACTTGAGAAATATATTT